CAAGACTGTTAGTGTTTACTTCAGGCTCGGAGCCACCAGTAGAGGCTGCCTCTTTGGTTGCTGCTTCTTTCTTTACCGGGGGGAGCACCGTATCAAGAATCTTTCCAATAATTTTACGCATCATTTGTTTATCTCCTTTGAAAACATAATAGCTGTTTTTTTGTTGTTATTTAGGAATCTCTGCGACCCTCTCCAATCATCAAATTCAATAAAGCCTTTAAACATCTCAGGGTGCGCCTGAAGTAAATAGGCTATCGAGTTATCTTTGTAGTGTTGAGTAACTTTATCATTGTCTCTTTTAAGAGATTCATACTCTTTGTCTCCATAAGACTTACCATTCTTGCGAAGGGCGTCCAGTCTGTTTATGTGTGCATAGTGTAAGTATTCTAACCCCTTATTAACAATTGTCAAGTAGAAAACATAAGCCATCCTTAAAATAACTAATGAGAGTTTAGTAGACTTGAAGAAGTATAAACCTCCGCAGGTTAGCCACCCAAGCAAGAAAGAGGACCCTGCTATCACTATGCTGATGACTAGTTCCATTGTATCTCCAAAAAAATAACCACCTAGGTATGGTTGCCTAGATGGTTATTATAACGGCTCAGGAGATTTCTGTCAAGCTATTATTTTGAAGCGAGTCTACGATAAATGCGCTCGGCTAGCTTGTTCGCCATAGCATCTTTCTTCTTCTCACGAATGAGTCGAGCAGAGACTCGGCGGGCGACTTCTTGTACTATTTCTTCTTCGCCCATTTCCTCGTCATCTTCCATCTCGATTCCCATATCGTTATCTTCGCCTTCGGGAGCGGCATCGACCTCTAGTTCACCACCTTCTACGTCTTCAGCTTCACCCCCCATTTCCATCTCATCTTCACCGACCTCTACATCGGCGTCGAGACCGAGTAGATCTGCGAGCTTGTCTACGATGTCCGCAAACTGCTCTTCTTTTCCACCTTCCATGTCGCCCATGGCTCCCATGTCCATGTCGTCGCCCATGTCCATTTCCATGTCGCCTGCGGGCTCTTCACCCATATCGGCATCCATTTCCATGTCCATTTCTTCGCCGCCCTCGGGGGCTGGGGCTTCTTCGGCGTCCATCTCCATCTCTTCTTCTTCACGCATATCGCGCATACCGGGAGCATCACGCATACCGGGTTCGTCCTCTTCTTCCTCGTCGTCACGCATACCGGGTGGCATACCGTAACTTCCGCCCATCTCTTGGAGGGGCTGAATGTTCGCTAGCTTCATGAACTGGCGAATCTCTGATTCTGATAATAGTGTCTTGCGAGCCATAGTTTTAAATCTCCTTAAAAACTTAATGTTAAATAGTCTACATCACCAGAAGAAGCCAATAATTCTTCGCCATCCGGCAAACGTTTCTTTAATTTAATTAGTGCCTTAGTTTCTATTTGCTTTATTCGAGCAAAAGATAGTCCTTCACGCTTTGCTATCTCGCGAAGAGAAAGAGAGCCGTTCTGGTGAATTGCAATCATCGTACAATTGTAGTCATCTTCATAATCAATGTGGTATCTGCACCCTGCTGCTTCGCAGCTTTCTCTTTCTTTCAAGCATTGCTGGGCACATATCATTAAATGTTTAGTATTCATAGATCTGGGAACTCCTCTGCGATTAAGTCAAATAGGTTTTCTTTCTCGGCGTCATCAAGGAGCCCCCAATCTTCCAGCTTTTCTTTTCCTTTTCGTTTTAGCTTGAGAGACTTTGCGAATCTCTTTCGACTCAAGAGCTTATGTTCTAAAACATAATCTTCCATAAAAGCCATAAGATTTGGATCTTCCTGAACAACGCCATCAATCACTGCACGAAAAAACTGAGATGCATTTAATTTATTGTGTCTCAGTTTTATTATAAGCCGTGCGTGATCATCATCGGCAACCCAAAAGCGGATCGACTTTATGTCTTCTCCGTAGTTTGGTTTATCAGTCATCACCACTGCCGGTTGATGATGTGTGTCTTGCTCTCGCCCAATCCGGCAGAAGTCTGCCGAACAAACTCGACCCTGTATTGCATCTCGTCAATCGAACGGACACCAGAGTAGGAAAGCCCGGATCGAATGCCTTGCTCAAGGTCTGAGAGGATGTTGCGAACCTTGCCGCGATAAGGAACAGTAGAGGACACACCTTCAAATGATGAGTATCTCCCCCGCCACTCTACCTGTGCTTCCTTGGAAGCCATCCCTCGGTAGGTCTTGTATTTGCGCCCCTGAGCGTCTGTAAAAACTTCTCCGGGTGTTTCCCTTGTGCCAGAAAGTAGAGAGCCTAGCATAACCGCGTCGGCTCCTGCTGCGAGAGCTTTCACGATGTCTCCAGAGTTGCGAATGCCGCCGTCTGCTATGATTGTTACATCGCGGTCGGTCATAGCGCAATCCATGATCGTTTGTAGCCCAGGGTGTCCGTGACCTGTCTGGACACGGGTAGAACAGATAGAGCCTCCCCCGATGTTACAACGAACAGAGTTTGCTCCCCAGTCTGCGAGATCATTGATTCCCTGGAGAGTTGCTACATTACCAGCCATAATGTGTAGATCATCGCCAATAGCCCCTCTAATTGTGTGTAGTGCTTCTTTCATCATAATGTGATGCCCGTGGGCTACATCAACACAAACAAAGGTTGCTCCTGCGGCAAGGCACTCACGCACTCTAGATTGCATATCATCGCCAACACCAACAGCGAAGCCAATGTTTTCTGCTCCGTTGGTTTTTGCTATGCGAACCAACTGGGCTTGCTCTTCTGGTGTGTTGTATCTGTGGATGATTGCCGAACCACCCTGCTCTGACATTGCGAACGCCATAAGGTCTTCCGAGATTGTGTCCATAGGGGACGCAAAGATCGGTAGGTCAAGCTTTAGTCCGTTCCCCAAATTAGAATGGATATCCACTTCAGATCGACTGCGGATATCGGAATACTGCGGAAGGATGAGAATGTCGTCATAAGTTAATGCCTCTTTCATGTTAGTTCCTGTTCTTGTCAATAAAGATTCGGATTCCGGTTGGGTCAAACCAAGTTTCCTTGTTGGGATTCTCGGGGTCTTCCATAAAATCAACCTTGGGTCTCATACCTCCGGTCTTAACATAACAGATAGACGGAACACCTTGAAAGCCGTATTTTTTCTCAAGTCCATCTCCATCCTCCATGTTAAAAGCATAGAAGTGGACACCGTCGTAGTCTTCAGAGAGGTCTACGAAGCGAGGCTTCAAGGCGTGGCATAAGTGGCAATTAGAGCCATAGAACTTAATTACGACTTCATGTTCGCCGTCAACTTTTCCGCCTAGAATTTGCTCTAGGTTCTTTCTGTTTATCCTAGCTATTGTCATTTTCATATCCTTCTATGATGCGGTCGAGATACCAGCGTGCTTTCTTGAGGTCCTCAAGAGCTTTTGCCTTGTGTCGGTGTCTCGCAACATACTTTATCACGTTGCCGGCGTTGAAGTCAAGTCCCCAATCCTCGATTGCGTCAATTACTTCTATCCTGCCTTGGTTGTAGTGTGAGGGGCTATTGACGGCTTCGCGTCGTGCTAGACCTTCTAATCCCTCTAGCTGCTGCAAGTAGCTTGCTGCTACCTCTTCGGTGGGAGGAGGGTCGTCCATCCCTTGTGAATCAAATAGGTCAATCTTTTGTGTTGGCGTGGGCATTGAGTGCTCCTTGGGTTATCTCGATGCATTGGGGGCAAAATAGTGAGACGTGAGAGGGATTCTCGCGCACAACTACTCGCCAAGTTAGTGCGTGTTCTTTTGATTTTTTATCAAATGGGGCGTCGCACGTTGAACATGCGTCTGGTCTGTGGCTAAAGCTGGAAATTTTTTGGGCGAGTTTCTCGTTGCCTTTGTTCTTCTTCTTGAGCCGCCGCCGTTGTGCTCTATTCATAGGAGCCCCATTTTTTGGAAAAATGTTTTTAGTTCAAACTTTGAGTGTTCGGGATTTTGGAACTTTTCCCTGATAAGACACAGAGCGTCGTAGTCATCGAGAAATTCTTCAAAACTTTGTTCCCAACGCTTTGAGACCTTTTTTCCATACTCGCTTTCTTCATGATCTAGAATCATCAAATAACCACGCCTTGCTGAAGGATGTACTTTTTTATTCATGGCGGCGTTCCCAACGGCTTCTTCAAGTCGATTATTGAAGTTTTTATTGCCACTATTAGACTTTGCTTCTATAACCGCGAAAAGAGCATGAGTAGATTTATCATAAATTGGATAATCCCACCGCTTAGTTCGATTTACACCTTCAGCGACGCCGCCCTTTTTTAGATAATAGCTTGAACCTTCAAGCAGTTCTTCTATAACCTTTGTTAGTCCAGCAAAGTGCTTATCTTTTGTTTTAACTGGGCTGTCTCTATAGAAATGAAGAATTTGCTTTATCACGGTCGCTCCATTCCGGTGATGCGTGGTCCGTTAAATGATGACTGCCGGAACACCACCACTGCTGATGGGAATGGGGCACTATTCGTCTCGTCACCAAATTTGATGCGTCCTCGGACGAAGCGAATCTCATCTGCTTTCATCACGTAGTCGTGCCAATACTTGGTGTCGGTGCGGGCGGGAATAAGCATTACAACTGTTGTGTCGTCGTTCTGCCCCTCTTCGTAAGCCTTCTTGATCCAATCCTTGAGGTTACGACCATAAGGTGGGTTTAGGAAGACACGATTACCAGACCAGTCCTGAGCAAGTGAATCATCTGCTTCGGTGTAGTGGTTGGCGACCTTGTAGTTATCAGCCGATGCTGCGGCATCTAGGGTGAATGGTCCAAAGATGCTGTCGAGCTTGTCGAAGAACGATTGTGGTGTAGCCCAATCGTTCGACTTTGAGCTAAACATTACCTGCGTTGTGTTCTTGTCCATTTATCCTCCAAAAATTTGTGTTTTGATTCGCGAGATGTTGCGGTATGTATTCTTGTAACCGCTATGAATCGTGTTGTCAAGGTGAATCTTGGAATAAACTATCTGGGCGATAGCATCGTTGATGAAGTCCTTGGCTACATCGTTCCGAGGTCCTGAAATGATGCCGCGAACAAATGCAATGTCGTAGTTGAAAACTGCAACGATTTGCAGTTTGTTATTGATTAGGCGCTCCTCTACGTCCCACATAAAATTGTTTGGTCCAAGCGGCTTTAGGTCGATGTTAAACAGACCTTGTGTAAAGTTTACCGATGTCGTTGTGACTTTTGTTTGTGGGTTGGGTGGAAATTTTGGCGCGGAAACGATGCTGATAACTTTGTCTATTTCCTTGAGGATTGCCGGGGGTGGTGGCTTTTGTTCAAAATCCGCTTCCCTTGTGGTAACATAGGATGAGAATTTTTGCGGCAGATTCTCGCGGAGACTCTCCAATCCTGTAAGCAATCGGGTGTGCTGTGAGAGGGGCACGAAAACTTCACTTGCCTGTGGAGTTGATTCAATAATCTTCTTTATCTCGGCAACAAGCCCGGAATTGAAAAAGAAGGCGCGTCTGAATCCCCTATCAATAGCCTGATTGGGGCTAATCGTCTTCATCGGGGTCATCTTTAAGCAATCATCAAGCTTATCGTTCCCCCATAAGACAATCTGGTATTCAGCCATGGCTGGGTCTGAAATGCCTGGGATTCCAAGTGTGTAGCCGCTGGCGATAATCCTGTCGTTTCTAACGATGGTCAAGCCAGAAAGCATACTGTCGTTGTCGCGGAGGAGGATTGAGATCCCGAATTCAATGTCGTTGAACTTTACGGTCTTTTTATCAAACTCTGGAATTATGGGCTTGCCGAACAACTTTGTGAATTTGATGTCGCCGCCATTCAACTCTACTCTTATGTTTTTCTGCTTGAAGTTGATAGCGTAGGTTCTTGAGATGAATGTCTGAAGAGTAGCAGTATCAACATCGCTAAACTGCTCTTTCAGTTTTGGAATTACGATAATTGTCCCACTTGTAGAATTGGCTGCTTTATCGGCGTTCCAGATAGACTGGTAATGCCCGAACTCGGGATCAGTCTGCGGGATTGACTTGATTTCATATTGCCAATTATTGTTTGGCTCTGCTTTACCCCAAGTAAAGGTTCCTCTCTGAAGTGATAGGTCTGTTGTTCCGTATCCAAGAAAACTGGTGGCTGACTTGATCCCAGAGCAAAATTTTCCTGTTTCGCCCTCGGAATGTTCACTTCTCTTAATGCGAAACATAGATACCATGGTTTCTGGGTTCAAGCCAGCACCATCAGCACTGATGATGATTCGATCTGGCTTACAGACAATCGTAATGGTAGTAGTGTTCCCGTATTCTCCAGAGTTATCAATTAACTCTGCAAGTGCAGTGT